GACAGGCTTCGCCATATTCTTGCCCAGTTTGCTGAGGGTTTTCTGTTCGGCTTGTAGTTGCTGCGCTAGTCCCGTAACCATTTCAGCACCCGATGCGACCCCGGCGATCATAAACTCCGGCACGAGGCCCATCGCTAGGGCCGCCGTAGTCTCCTGGACGCCGACCCATTTCTCGTTAATCGTGGGGATTAGGCCATCATCTATCATTTGCTGGCCTAGCGCGCCACCCGTCTCGGGCCCGAGGCTCGCAATAGCCTGGATGAGCGAATCGTCGGCCCCTGACTTTCTGATACTCGAAAGGACATTGCCGAACCATTCGGCCTGTTCAATCTGCTTGTTGAAGGCGTCCACCATGTGGACACCTGTGCCCATGCCGACTTCGTCCATCTGGCCCTCAAAGGCTGCGCCCAAATCAATACCGCTGAGCAGATCGCCCTGGATCGCTGATGCGTAATCTTTTACTGCTTCAGTGGCAGACCGGAACGCCGTAACGGAGTTGTCAAGGGCTGCGGCTGTGAGCCCTTCCTGTTTCTGAAGTATCTCTTGAACCTCGGCGGCCCTGATTTCCCACTTCGTGAGACCCTCGACCGCGGCAGCGGTTGCGCTAGTCGCTCCCCTAGTGCTGGTGGCTACTTCATCCAGCAGGGCTGCCTTGCGGGCTAGGTAGGGGGCAAGCCTGCGTTCGTAGTCTGCGGCTTTTGCTGCTGCTATGCCGGAATCGTATGTGGATCCCCGCAAAAACTCTGCGGCTGAAGCGGCCGATAGGGCCGCGTCGGCTGCGGCATTAAGTTGGCCGGAAGCGGTTGCCGCCGTGTTTCCCAGGGATTCCATGGCTGGGGATGCTTTGTAGGCCGCGTCGGTTAGCAGATCCGTATTCATGCCGGCTATCTCCAGCCCCATGCTGAACGGATTCAACACTTTCGTTACAAGCTTGAAAGCCTGGCCGAGCGCACCATTCTGCTTGATCAATTTAGCTTCCAGGTCTGAGAGAAACGAGAAACCATCGTATAGTTTAGCCAATAGGCCCACAAGATCCGCTACTGCCTCGCCTGCGTCCTCAAGTGCCGGCTCTAGTTCCTCCATGGATTTAACCATGTCGTTAGTGCCTTCGGTTGCCTCCTCTACACCAGTAAGTAAGCCTTTCCCGAAGGATTCGGCTAGGTTATCCACGGCGGTTTTCAGCACGCCCATTCGGCCCGAAAGTGTTTCGGCTGCTGCCTGCGCCTGTCCCTCAAAAGTATCGGACAACATTTGAGTGATCTCAACCATATTGCCGGTGCGTAGGGTCACTTCATCTATGCCACCGCCAAGCCTCGAGAGTCCCTCACTCTGTCCGTCATACGCCTTGCCTAGTGCCTCGGTTACTACCTTGAGCGTCTTACCTGAGCCCGCAGCAATATCCAGGGAAAGTGTTAAAGCTTCGTTCGCCTGGCCAACATCCCCGATGGATCTTATGAGCCGGTCGTAGGCTGGCCGCAGTTCCGTGTCAGCGACACCTAGCGATCGTTCCAGTTGGTAGATGAAAGCCTCGACTTCGGTCGTGCCGTGCGCTAAGCCAAGGTTGTCGAGTGTGGTGGCTAGTTTCTGGACTGCCTGTTCGTCGGCTAGTGCAGCGTTGACCCCATCAACGGCCATTTTTGTGGCGAGCGCCCCGAGTGCTATCGTTGCCCCGATTGCTGCGGGGCCGAGCATGTTCTTTAATGAATTAGAAAAACCTTTCAACCCGGTCTGGGCTTGGGCCATGCCGGAGTTAAACTTTTTGAGGTCAGCCGCCAGGTATACGGTGAGGGTCTTGCCCGCGCTCACTGCCATCACATCACCGGCCATCTGCGAACAACGCGGTCGACTGCCTGGCCCCACTCTTGTAGTGCTGGCTTCTGGTATGAGCGCGCTTTGGCGATCCAGTTGGTTTTCTCAAATGGTGCTGATGATCCTCGGGCATTGCCGGTGTCGGTTGGGTAGCGCAGCATATTTGAGGAAGCGCCCCCGCTGGTAACTTTTCGGTTCCGGCCTATCTGTACTTTCGGAAGCCGGTCGGATCCAGCACGAACAGAGTCGGCCAGGATGTCTCCCCAGTCCCCGCCCACTTTCAAAGCCGCGTCTTTCCACGCCGGAACCATGTGACGTTCGGCGATCACCTTCGAGGCTCCGCGTAGTTCCTTGTTCGCTACCTTGCCGAGTTTGCGTAGATCAGCGAGCAGAGGGTTGAGTCCCTCGATGTAGGCGTCGACCATCTTAGCCATCGGGTTTCAACTCCTCTAGGATCGTGACGACCTCGCGGCCTGTCAGTTTCTTGACTTCGCTAAGCGGCCACCCAGTAGCGACCGCGATCTGCACCATTAGCCTGCTGTGGCTTCCTCCGGAAAAACCTCAGCTGATTCACTCACCATCTCCACCTTCACCCGGTTGCGTCTAGCCCACAGTTTCACTGTGGCGAGGTTCCCTGGCTCTTTATCTTCCAAATAATAGTAGGCGATTGTGAGCCTCATGCCCTGTTCGCTGGCTGGCTTGGTTCCTTGCAGTTCCTCGTACATCATAAAATCCACGGGTAGTGTTTCGATCTCTATCGTTTCGTGGTTATCTGATTCGATCTTTAGTTTTGGATACATTGGGTGTTCCCCTTCGCTCGAGTTGTTTAAGTGAACGCGATTTCGCCTTCGAGTCCTACGGTGCAGTTGGCGATCCCATCGGCTGGGAACGAAACATTGCAGGCGTTCACATACATGGCTGTTGATACCCATGCGCCGACTGTTGATGCGATGGTCATCGCTACTGGAGTGGCTGTTGCAATACTTGTCTGGAGTGCTTCGTACATGCCCGCGTTTTCATCATACAGAAAGTCAAGGCTAACGGTCGACATCAAGTCAACCTGGTCGTAGGCCACGCACGACAACGTACGGGTGCGTAAAATAGTCGGCGTCGTTTCCACGGACCCTGCGGAGATCTGGCATTCGTACTGGACGCCGCCGAGATCAACCGTAAAGGCTGCCCCTGCGACTGATATGGCTGCTGGCATTGTAGTTACTCCTTCATTTCAATGGATAGATTTATTTCCGTACTTATGACGGTTCCTTGTGAACCTAACGACAGTAATGTGGGGGCTGTTACGGATTCCACACTAAAATTACTAGGCACTTGGGCGAGTAACGTGTCCACGGCTGTTTCTGTTTGCAGCGTGGCCGTATCATTCACTCGGGCGTTGATGTTAATGAGTACGCGCCACCGGCAACGATAGTTTAATGTGCTGCCTAGGCGGCTCGGGACGATCCAGGGGCTATCCGGCACAATCACCACACTGGGTGTGATGGGTGTTCCTGGCACTGTGTCGTAGATTCGGTATCCGTGACCACTAAACGCTGTGATGAGCATGGCCCTGGCCTCAGTCGTGAGCGCCATTACCCGACCTGTGTTTTCATGTCTAGATAGGGGGCTAGCAGTGCCATCACTCGTTTAGTTACCCACACGGATAACCTATACGGGCCTGCTGTGAAGTCCATCGAAACACTCTCGCCTCCAGCCGATGTGCGGGCCTGGAATATTTCCACACCCACACTCATGGCTGCCTGCTGGCAGGCTGGTGGCTCCGCTAGTACTGCCGCGTCAGTTATGAGGAAGCCGATCAGGTCGGAGGCTGCCGCTGCGACATCATCAAGAACTGCAGCGTCGGGTGCAACGTATGCGATCTCTAGATTATCGGCGAGTCCCTCGCCTGTGAGCAGTGGCATGTGATCGGCTTCCTCTCGTAACTATTTAACTGTGGCTGTTTTGGCTGCTGATACAACCTCGAGGCTAAGAACGCCTGGCGCATTAAATAACGCGGATGCCCCATAGCCATATACAGCTACGTCCCGGCCTAGCTGGCTCACATTATCGGCTGCAGCTAGTTGTGGGCTAACTTCGATCCAGGATGCTGCCGAGCTGTTAGACACCAGGACTGCACCGGCAGCAAGGTTACGGTCGTGGATTACTGGCAAGCCGGAGACGCTCACGCCGAGAGTACCTGCCGTTGCGACGCCGCTGACATTTTGTGTGCCATATGTCTGAGGGAAAAAACTCGTCCACCCACCGATCTTGGTAAATACGTCGCTGGCCACGAGGACAAATTCCGCGGCGTTTCCTGTAGCGGTCTCCACATTAACTGACGCTGTAAACACAGCTTCACGGAAAGGGGTTCCTGTGGTGTCTGCTGCAAAGTTGTAATTCTGTGGGGTTGATCCGGCAAGCATCGCGTCAACAAACACGTTGTCCGTGACGAGTGCGTACGAGTTAAGCATAATGCGGTTATGTGCATCCAGGTAACTAGGGCTGGACCGCTGTAGCAGCTGGAATGAAATGTCAGATCCAGCGCCATACGTCACGAGGCTGGCTGTTCCTTTTTTCATGTCGATACGGACGCTGTTGACTTCAGTCTTTTCGGATCCTTGGGCGGCAACGATGCTCGAAATTGACCCGTCGTAATAGGGCCATGCAAAGTCGAGGCCACTGGTTCCGGCTGACTCGACACCGAACGCCGTGATACCTGGACGACCAAGATCCACAATGTTCTTAACTTGTTGCATCCAGTTCGGAGCCATCACTCCGGGGTTGTTGGGAGTGGTCTGGTCTACGAGTGCGCGGGACTCTTGGTCGCCGCTGAGTACTGCCTGCGAGTACTCGCCGAGTGAACGGTACTTGGCCAGCTCGTGCGTTTCCTCGCCAGCGAAAGCCTTTGCCTCGATGTTTTTTACGTCTTCACGCAATGAAGCGACTGCTTCACGGGCTTCGCTGTCTACCGAGACAGTCTCGGCCTGTTCGATTGTCTCGGACATTGTTACTCCTTCATTTTCTCTGATGTTTTCAACATTCGCTGATGCGTATGCTGGGTATGGGGTCAATGAAACTTCCAGTAGGTTGGCTGCAGTGTGTTGGATTGAATCCTTAGCGCGATTCATTGCTGATTTAAGTGGATTGAACCCCACCGATAAGCCTTTGATGGTTCCGGTGCGGGCAAGCACTGCGGCATCCCGACCTTGTACTGTGTCGACCAGGTTAAAGTCAATATACAGTCCATCTTCTCTGTTCTCTGCGCCGGTGATTTTCCCGACAGGCTCCTGG